GCCTTTGGTCCTATCTGCTCACTTCCTGAACTCGAGAACTGGATCCTTACATGGGCATTCAGCGAATCTATTCACTCACGCAGTTACACTCACATCATTCGGAACGTATACTCTGACCCCTCGATCATCTTTGATGGGATGATGGATATGAAAGAAATCGTAGACTGCGCTGGCGATATCAGCAAGTACTACGATGATCTTATTGATATGAATAATCGTTTGGCTCTTAACATTATCGATAAAGATATTTACCGCCATAAGAAATCTCTTTGGCTCGCTCTTATGTCAGTCAATATCCTCGAGGGTGTTCGTTTCTATGTCAGCTTTGCTTGCTCGTGGGCATTTGCTGAATTGAAAAAGATGGAAGGCAATGCTAAGATCATCAAGTTGATTGCACGCGATGAGAACCTTCATCTTGCTGGTACTCAACAGCTGTTAAAAACATTACCACAAGATGACCCTGACTTTATCAAAATTCGCGAAGAGACAAGAGACGAATGTGTAAAGATGTTCGTTGATGCAGTTAATCAAGAGAAAGCATGGGCTAAGTATTTGTTCCAAGATGGATCAATGATTGGTCTAAATGAAGTTCTTTTGAATGACTATATAGACTGGATTGCTAATAAAAGAATGACTGCTGTTGGATTACCTGCACCTTATAAGGGTGGATCCAACCCACTTCCTTGGACACAAAAATGGATAAGCGGTGCTGATGTTCAAGTAGCACCACAAGAAACTGAGATCACTAGCTATATTGGCGGTGGCGTAAAAAAGGACGTAAATAATGAAACATTTAAAGGGTTTTCTCTTTAGTTTATTGATTGCTACATCAGCATACGCTGCTGATCAGCAACCACCAAAACCAGTTGACACATGTAAAGTGCAAGTACCATATGGATTACCTTCTACTGTTGCAAATCACCCTGTTATCTGTCGTACTGCTTACATTCTTGAGCATGATGCTGTTGCAAAAATCCCAAATTGGGTCGCTTGGACTCTTACTCCTGATCACGCAATTGGTTGCGTCGCTCGCACTAATTCTTTCGCTGCAGACCAATCTCTTCCAGTAACGCAGCGTTCTGATCCTAAAGATTATGCGGCTTCTGGCTATGACCAAGGCCACCTAGCTAATGACGCTGATATGTCTTGGGATCCGCAGGTTGAACATGAGTCATTCCTTATGTCTAACATGAGCCCACAGCTTCCTGCTGTTAATCGTGGCACTTGGAAGAATTTAGAATCAGCTGCACGTGCATGGGTGTATTCAACTAAGCATCCATTTACTGAATATGCAGGTAATATCTATACATCAGCCTCTAAAACTATTGGTGCTGATAAGGTAGTTATTCCAGACGCTCTATTTAAAATTGTGATTGATGATACTTCTAAAAAGTCATATGCTTTCTTAATGAGTAATACATCGGGACTTGATTCAGATTTTACAAAGTATCAAGTAACGGTCGCTGATGTTGAAAAAGTAACAGGTTCAACTTTTCCTGTTCCTGATTCAAAAACAGTTAAGAACCCACTTCTTCCAGTTGATTTAAAAACACTGGCGGACGATAAGAAAAAACAGTGTAAGGAATAAAAATGGCTGACAACATAATCACTTGTTCGGAATGCGAAGCTGAATTTGAAATCATTCATGATACAGTGAATGACCCTGAGTATTGCCCATTCTGCGCTTCAAAACTTACTAAGACAGAGAAGTTTGAAGACGAAGATGAATGGGATGATCAAGATAGGGATCATTTCTAAAACTAAATATGGGGGAATAGGAGTTCCCCCATATGTCTGATTATGAAAATCCATGGCTTTACTATGGTATACCGATACAAGAAGAAATAATAGAAGATTATGTAGGTTTTATCTACATGATAACCAATCTTACAAATCAACGTATGTATATTGGTAAAAAACTTTTCAAATTCTCTAGGACCAAACAGGTCAAGGGTAAACGAAAAAAAGTTAAAATAGCCTCAGATTGGAAAACATATTACGGTTCTAATAAAGAACTACAAGAAGATGTTGAAAAAACAGGCGCTGATAAATTTCAAAGAGTTATATTAAGACTTTGTAAGACAAAGGGCGAATGTAATTACTGGGAAGCTAAACAGCAATTTGAACATAAAGTTTTAGAAAGTGATTTATATTATAATTCATGGATCTCTGTAAAAATTCATAAGGCGCATGTGAAAATTTAATTTGACTTTTTTATTAAAATAAGGTATAATTGAATTCTCGCCCACGTGGAGAAATGGTAAACTCAGGAGACTTAAAATCTCCCGCTTCGGCTTGTCAGTTCGAGTCTGACCGTGGGCACCAAAACAAATAGGTGAAATATGAAGAAAATTGATCTAACAGAAGTTGCGACATTCATCAATGCTCAATCACCAGCAACAAAAATCTATATCGGTGGTGATTCAGAACGTTTCCTGATTAATAATGTATGGTATGCAGATTATACATTAGCCATTGTTGTACATTATGAGGGTAATCGTGGTTGTAAGATTTTTGGTGAAGTTGTTCGTGAACGTGATTATGATCAACAAAAAGATAAACCTCGTATGCGGTTGATGAATGAAGTGATGAAAATTGCTGAGTTATATTTGAAATTGGCAGAAGTGTTGGAGGATAGGCATGTTGAAGTGCATTTGGATATTAATCCTGATGAACATCATGGTTCTTCTTGTGTTATCAACGAAGCAACTGGTTACATTAGGGGTATGTGTAATGTTATTCCTCTTGTTAAACCAAATGCTTTTGCTGCATCTTATTGCGCTGACCGACTAAAAGAAATTTTATATAACCAACAAAAAATAGCATAAAACGCAGCTTCCTACGCCGCCGACCGTATGAAAGAAATTTTATACAATCAACAAAAAAAGGCATGGAGATAACTGTAAAAATAAAAAAATTGGGCGTGTCGTATAAGGGTTAGTACCTGCTCCTCATAAGAGCACCAGTGTCCGTTCGAGTCGGGCCATGCCTACCATCCATATACTATAAATAGTATATCACAAAGCGTTATCCTTTATCGCTTATTGTGTAAAGCATAGAGAGAGTATCTCTATGTAACCACTAAGGAGAGAAGATGAAGAGACTTATACTATACCCCCTTATGGGGATTAGTATGTTGACTTCAGCCTATGTAACCTCATGTGAAGCTCGTTCAGACGAGCAAGATCAGAAAGGAAATCTAACTATACAAGATCTAGTTACATATAAAGCTAATCAACATCAAATACTTCCATCTTTTGCGCATGCAATTATTACAGTAGAATCAAACTATAATATTAAAGCGCGAAACGGAAGTTCAGTTGGTCTCGGGCAAATCCAATGCGGTACTGCTCGAAACCTAGGATTGGAAGGAAAATGTAGTCAGTTATACGACCCTGATACCAATCTAGAATATGCCTTTCAATATTTAAAAATGGCCATCGACAAAGCAGATGGTAATTTGTGTCATGCAGCTACTCTATATAATAGAGGATTAGAATCAATAGCAAAAGATTCTTCTTATTGCAAAAAAGTAATGAAAAATATAAAATAAAGAGTGGGGAGAAATCCCCACTCCATTAGAACTGGAAACATTATGATCATAAAAGAAGATAAAACTAATATTCCAAATATCGCAGATCATCATTATTTACTTTTCAATAAAGCATTCGACCCTCACACAACAGGTGACGCGATCGAGTTTATTATTGCCCGTAACTTGATGAAAAAAGATTATCCTAAAATGATCAAGATGATTATCAATTCTCCTGGTGGAGAAGTGCCATCTGCATTTGCACTTATCGATACGATGAGGGGATCAAGTATTCCAGTTTATACCTATGGTCTTGGTGAAATTGCAAGTTGCGGGTTGCTTACCTTCATTGCAGGTAAAAAAGGGCATCGGTATATTACTAAGAATACCAGCATACTTTCTCACCAATTTTCATGGATGTCCTTTGGTAAGGAACATGAACTTATGGCTCGCGTTAAAGAATTTAATAACACCAATGATAGAATCATTGAGCATTATAAGAAATGCACTGGCTTAACAGAAGCTAAGATTAAGAAATATTTGTTGCCGCCCGAAGATGTTTGGTTAACTGCAGAAGAAGCAGTTCAGTTAGGCGTTGCAGATGAAATTGTTGACTTTTATTGAAATCTATAGTATAATAGATTATGGAGGATAATATGTTTGATTTTGTATCACGATATAGCGATCTTGAACTGCTCGTTAGATTAGATATGGTTGAATCTGGGTATGATCCAGATAATGGTTATGACATTGAAATGTACTGGGAGACTAAATTATCATGAATGTAGAAATCTATACAAAGCCCGATTGCCCTTATTGCTCGCGAGCAAAGAGCTTACTTCGGGATCAGCAAATTCCTTTTACCGAACAGAAATTGGATGAAGATTTTACTCGCGAAATTCTTTTAGAGAAATTTCCAGAAGCAAAATCATTTCCAGTAGTTGTTATTGATGGGTTTCGTATTGGTGGGTACACCGAACTTCGCCATAAGCTAATGGAAGAAACACAAGACACTCGTAAACTTTTGAATGAGGGCAATTGATATGGGATTATATAAGCGTGATGAAATTCTCAAAGATTTGAGAGTAAATGTGATTGAAGTTTCTTTCACAAAGGTCGATGGTAATAATCGAATTATGAAATGTACTCTAAAGCCTGAAATGCTACCAGCTAAATATATCAACGAAGAGATTGAAGCTGAAAAACAATATCATGCAGAGAATACAGATGTTATTTGCGCATGGGATATCGAACAAAACGGATGGCGTTCTTTCCGTATCGATAGCATTGTTTATATCCAATCATTGCCTGCATACTAATATGAAAAAGCTTGTTATGGTTGATGTTCTATCACAATTTCGTTTACGTTATTGTGTAGAAGTTGAAGATGATATTGATCATGCTCTTGATGAAGTTGTTATGAGAGAAACAGATTCGGATTTCGCAGAATTTTCACAACAGCATCTAGAGCCTACAGTTATCCTTTCTCATCGTGAGATTAGCAAGGAAGAATACCTTCGTATGTTTGATGAAGATAATGACTATCTACAAACATGGACTGAAGACAAGAAACTAAATTTTATTAACAAGATTAATTATGAGGAAAATAATGGCTAACTATTGGGGCTACCATCTTATGCTTGACTGCGCTGGAGCGGATCATGCATCTATTACTGACTCTGCAAATATCGCAGCATTTACTAAGGAATTAGTCAAGCGTATTGATATGGTAGCTTATGGCGAACCACAGATTGTCAATTTCGGTACTGGTAATAAGGCAGGTTACACGCTTGTTCAGCTGATCGAAACATCAAATATCTGCGCTCATTTTTGTAACGATACTGATACATTCTATCTTGATGTTTTCAGCTGCAAGACATTCGACAAGGATGTTGTTGTTCAGACTGTTCGTGAGTTTTTCCATACGAATAGCGAACGTGAGTTGTTTATTACTAGACAGGCATAAAAATGAATGTATTATTGACGGGTGGCGCGGGATTTATCGGCCACCATATTATTGAGTATTTTCTTGATAATACAGACTATAATATCGTCAGCTTGGATCGGCTCGATTTCTCTGGTAACCTCAACAGAATTGAAGAGGTTGTCGGCGGTCGGGCCGACAAGTCACGTGTTAGAGTTGTTCATCATGATCTTCGGGCAGCTATTAGCCCGCAAATCGCCGATACTATCGGACCAATTGATATTATCCTACATGTAGCAGCTGCATCTCATGTCACACGCTCTATCAAGTTTCCCATGGAATTTGTTGAGAACAACGTAGTTGCCACTGTCAATCTATTGGAATATGCCAGAACTTTAGATAACCTCAATCGTTTTGTATACTTCTCTACGGATGAAGTATTTGGCCCAGCAGTTCCTGGATATAGTTTCTCTGAATATGATAGATTTAATCCTACCAACCCTTACTCGGCTTCTAAAGCGGCTGGTGAGGCTATGTGCGTAGCATATCAGAACACTTACAAACTGCCTATATACATTACGCATACAATGAATGTCTACGGCGAACGTCAGAATCCCGAAAAATACATTCCTATGTGTCTCAAGAAAATTGTCAATAAAGAACAATTAATTATCCACTATGATAGCAAAACCAACAAGATTGGTAGCCGTTGTTATCTCCATGCTAAGGATGTAGCCTCTGCTCTTTTATTCATTTTGAATTTAAAAGAAATTGCTATTAATAGTATGGGAGGATCCTGCCCGAAGTTTAACATCGCATCTGATATTGAATGGAATAACCTTCAAATTGCAGGGATGTTAGCTTTAAGTTTAAAAGTTGAACTTGATTATCAATTAGTTGACCCTAATGTTGAACGTCCAGGACATGATTTTAGTTACGCTATTTCAGGCGATTATCTACGTGGTTTAGGATGGCAACCTTCGATGCCTATTGAACAGAGAATCGAAAAGGTTTCTAACTGGTATAATGAAAATAGAATTTGGTTGAAATAGGAGCATATAATGCCTTTCGCAAAAGATAAACTTTCTGGTAACGCCAAAGGTGGCACAGAATTAATGAAATATGCGCTTGAAAAGCGTTTAGACCCTGCACTGTTTGATAATTTTCAAATATTTGTATCACGTGTTCATGAAGAACTTTCTGAAAATCATGTACGTATCCTTTGGTTACAAGATTTAGCAGGTGACCCAGAATCAGAACACCTAAGAAATCGCGGATGGGAAAAGTTCCATAAGTTGGTATTCTCTTCTCATTATCAAATGAAAGCCTATATCGATAGGTATCAAATTCCATGGAATAAGTGTATTGTTCTTCATAATTGCATCGAACCGATTAACTTCACTGTTGAAGATAAAAAGCGTGATGTTATCAAGTTGGTTTATCATACAACTCCACACCGTGGTTTGCAAATTCTTGTTCCAGTTTTCCAGAAGCTAAAAGAAACATACGATAACATTGAACTTGATGTTTATTCTTCGTTCAAAGTTTATGGATGGGATCAGAGAGATGAACCTTTCCAAAAGTTGTTTGACGCTTGTAACAACACTCCTGGTATTAATTATCATGGCGCTGTATCAAACGAAGAAATCCATGAAGTTTTAAAGAAGGCTCATATCTATTCTTATCCTAATATCTGGGAAGAAACCAGCTGTATCTCTCTTATGGAAGCAATGAGTGCAGGTGTTGTTTGCGTTCATCCTAACTATGGCGCTCTTCCAGAAACTTCTGCTAATTGGACTCACATGTACCAGTATAGCGAAGATTTAGCAGATCATGCAAATATCTTTTACACCGTTCTTAAAAATTCAATTGAAGAGTTGAACACTCTTTCAGACGAAGAATACTTTAAAAAGATAAATGTACAAAAGGCTTATGCTGATGTGTTCTATAATTGGAATAGCAGAATCCATCAATGGGAAGCTTTGCTGACTAGTTTGAAGGATGTTCCACGTGAATTTCCAAAGGCTAAATTTGTCTACAGAACGTCATGATATAAATAAAAATAAGGATTGACTTTCCTATAAAAATAAGGTATACTATGAATGATATAATAGGAAGCAACAATGTTATCATCTTTCCTAAAAAAAGTGTGAAAGAACCTAAATACTCTACGTTCGAGGAAATCGATCGTAACGTTGAATTGATTAAGCATTATCATATTCAGGAAACGATAGCTAGTATCGCGCCAATGATATTCAATCAATTAGACATTGCTGGATTTTCTATGGTTGGTGATGAAGAAATTCAAGAAGATGAATTGTTAGATATTAAAGATGGTGCTTTTATTATTGAATCCTTACGATCTGCGATGTGTAAATACTATGGAATATACCATCCTTTCCAAAGAATATCGCAAGAAGTTTTTGTTGAAGATGAAGAAGATCCAGATGCATTAAAAATTGTTGATGAACTTACTATCGATCTAAAAAGAAGTGAAAATATAGAAGAATAGGTGAATTGTGATTATTGTTGACTTGAATCAGGTTATGTTGTCTAATCTGCTAATGCAATTAGGAAACCATACCAATGCCCAGCTTGAAGAGAATATGGTTCGCCATATGATCTTGAACTCCTTGCGTTCTTATAAAACTAAATTTACTAGCGAGTATGGCGAGCTGGTCATTGCTTGTGATAACACCAATTACTGGCGTAAACAGGCATTCCCTTATTATAAGGCAAACCGTAAAAAGAATCAAGAAGCATCTGAGATGGATTGGAAATCTATCTTTGAATGCATGAATAAGATTCGTTCGGAACTTAAAGAATATTTCCCCTACAGAGTTATTGATGTTGAATCAGCAGAGGCCGATGATATTATCGGCACTCTCGTGAAAGAATTTGGAGCCGAAATTGGTGGTGCTCCAATATTGATCTTATCAGGCGATAAAGATTTCATTCAGCTTCATACATATTCAAATGTATCACAGTATGATCCTACTCGTAAAAAATGGGTTAAGCATGATGATCCAAATAAATTTCTCAAAGAACATATTATGAAAGGCGATGCAGGAGATGGCGTACCTAATATTCTCTCAAATGATAATTGCTTTGTGGTTGGTGACCGACAGAAGCCATTGACTACCAAAAAGATGGATAATCTTATGCATCTAGATATTTCACAGTATGATAGTGTTGTTGCTAGAAATTATCAACGTAATGCACAATTGATTGACCTGAGCTTTACACCGAAGGAAATTCGTAGTAAAGTTATGGAACAATATAATGCTCAAGCTGGACGGGATCGTTCAAAACTTATGAATTACTTTATCGCAAACAGATTGAAAAATCTTATGGAAAACATCGCGGAGTTTTAAATGCAAATTGGAATAGCAGAATTTTTAGAAAAAGTTGGCAAAATGAAAAAGACTCAAGAGAAAATTGAAGCTCTTAGGTTTAATGATAGTTTGCCATTACGTATTATCCTTCAGGGTGCTTATGATCCAGGAGTCGTATGGTTGTTGCCTCCAGGCGTACCACCATATAAACCAAATGACTTATTCGATCAGGAAAATGTTCTTATCAGAGATTGTCAAAAACTCAGATACTTTATTAAAGGTTTTCATGATGAGCTTGCGCAACTTAAAAGAGAAACAATGTTTGTTGAGTTTCTTGAGCGTTGTGCACCTGCCGATGCAGCGATGCTGAGCGAAATTAAAGACAAGAAGCCTATTAAAGGCATCACCCTTCAACACGTAGTAGAGGCACTTCCAGGATTGATCAATGGGCAAGTCAGCGCTTAATAAGTATAAAAGATATGACTATGAAGATGAGGAGGAATATTCTTCCTCATCTAACTATCTCGAAAAGAAAAGAAAAAAAAGAGTAAATCAGGCTTTGAAAACTAAGAACATAGACATATTGATCGAGATAGATAATGAGGGAATTGACCCTATAGATTATGAAGAAGATGTAGAAGATAATCTAGAATACATGAAAGTGGAATGGAAATAATGCCAACGTATAGGTTTGTAAATAATGAAACTGGCGAGGAGTTCGAGGACTTTATGAGTATCTCGGCTCTAGATGTATATCTAAATGAAAATAAAAACATAACTCAATTAGTAAACGGCGCTCCTTTAATTTCTTCTGGCAGAGGTATGGGTAAACCAGACAATGGTTTCCGAGATCTGTTAAAAAATATTAAGAAGGAACATAGCAAAGGTATTTCAAGGAGTACCGTCAATACATTTTAATAAGGACCATTATGGAAACGAATCAAAGGTTAACAAGAAAAGAAAAAAGAATCCTTCGTCAAAACGGTCAGAAAGAAATAAATCAAGAGAAATTAAATTTTAAACTAAAGAATATAGATCCATTAACACAGAATCAAAAACTTTCTTTTGAAGCATATAATAGTGGTAAAAATTTAATGCTTCATGGTATTGCTGGTACTGGTAAAAGCTTTATCTCTCTTTATCTCGCTCTTGAACAAGTTCTTACGCAAGAAACTAATTATAAAAAAATTATTATCGTTAGAAGCGTAGTTCCTACTAGAGAAATGGGATTTCTTCCAGGCAATACAAAAGAGAAAACTAAAGTTTACGAAGCTCCATATTATGCAATTTGTTCAGAACTTTTTGGTAGAGGCGATTCTTATGAATACCTCAAACAAAAGGGAGTTGTAGATTTTATTTCTACTTCTTTTATTCGTGGTGTTACTCTTAATGATTGTATCATTATTGTTGATGAAATTGCTAACATGACATTACATGAACTTGATTCTGTTATTACACGTGTTGGTAAAAATTGCCGTATTATTTTCTCTGGAGATTTTAGACAGTCTGACTTTACCTTTGAGCGTGACAAAAATGGTCTAAAAGATTTCATAAAAATTATTCAAAGAATGAAGTCGTTTACTTTTATTGACTTCGATGAAAATGATATTGTTAGAAGTTCTATGGTGAAAGATTATATTATTCAGAAAGATAGGTTGAAGATTGTCGCGTAGAATATTTAAACATCAGTTTGTACCAGTTGTAGATCTTACTACTGAAACAATTGATGGACAAAGACATTATGTTTTAGAAGATGGCGTTACTAAGTTAAAATCAGTAACAACTATTCTAGGTGAAAAAACAGATAAGTCTGCATTACTTGAGTGGAGAAAACGTGTTGGCGATGAAGAAGCCAATCGTGTCTCCACTCAAGCTGCACGTAGAGGTACCTCTGTACATAATATGGCTGAGAAGTATCTTCTCAATGAGGATATGACACCTTTCTTTCAAAAAGAAATGCCAATTAATATAGAGACGTTTCAGAAGTTTCAACCTGTTTTAGATAAACATATTGGAACCATTTTAGGTATTGAAACACCACTGGCTTCTAAAGTTCTCAAGTGTGCAGGTCGAACAGACCTTGTAGCAGAGTATGATGGTGTATTGTCTATTATTGACTTTAAGACATCTAAAAGATTAAAAGACGAAAGTCATATCGAGAATTACTTTTTGCAAGCTACTGTTTACTCTATGATGTTTGAATGGACATATAACTTATCAGTTCCTAAAATTGTTATTATGATAGCCGTAGATGATGAAAGCACGCCTCAGATTTTCATCAAAGATCGTGCTTTTTATATTGATAAGGTGTTAGAGATCTTTAGAGGATAAATAGATAAAATAACCTTGAGGTCTATATGAAACGCTTTAAATCCTACATAGCCGAAATATTTAATTCGCCATATCCGCATCTGTATCTAGGTAGTAACGAAGAAGAGCATCAGACTGATGATCCTCAAGATACAGAACATACATATGGGTTCAATGCCCATGATAAAGATGGTAATTTAAAAATGATGCAAGTTAATATTATGCATCAAGCAGGTGATGAAGAACATCCATCTGTTTATTTTAAACAAAGATCAAATTCCGACGATAACAAAAATCCATATAATATGACCAATGACTTTGGCCATAACTCTGTACGCGTATTATCTACAGTTGGCAATATACTACAGGCGCATAAAAATAAAATGGAAGAAGAAGGTACTCCAATAAAAAGTTTTGATTTCTCATCTGACAAATCAGATAAAGGTAGAGAAAAGGCTTACGGAGCTATAACAAAAAGATATGGTGGTAAAGCAAATACCAAAAAAGAAAAAGAAGATCTTCTTCCTGGAATGTTTTCTCATTTTACAATACCAGTTAACAATAATAAAAAATAATTAGACATAAAAAAAGCTCCCGCGGGAGCTTTTTCATTATTGGTGGAATCTATCGGACTCGAACCGATCACCTACTGCGTGCAAGGCAGTCGCTCTCCCAGATGAGCTAAGACCCCAAATTGGAGCGAGTAGCCAGAA